GATTATTACGAGATGGCAAAGAAGAGATTGATTAACCATCAAAAACAATTAACACTATTCTAATAATGATTTACCATTTTAAGATAAAAATATGATGAAACCAACAGATATATTAGGGAATATAAAGCTATACAACGCTAATTGTATGGAAGTGATGAAGACTTTTAAGGATAAGCAGTTCGATTTAGCGATTATTGATCCGCCGTATGGGGTTGACATAAATTCAAGTGGTACACATTTCAAAGAGAAATATGAAATAAAAGACTGGGATAAAGCCACACCGAATGACGAATATTTCAAAGAACTAAAAAGAGTATCTAAAAATCAAATCATTTGGGGTGGGAATTATTTTTTAGACAGATTAGGGAATTGCAAATGTTTTATTATTTGGGATAAAAAAATAGCTGAAGGTATGAGTTTTGCAATGTGCGAAATGGCTTGGACTTCTTTTAAAAATGGTGCAAAGATTTATAATAGAACTGCAACCCAATTAAACAGAATCCACCCTACTCAAAAACCAGTGGAGCTCTATAAATGGCTACTCCAAAACTACGCAAAAGAGGGCGACACAATTTTAGACACCCATTTTGGTAGCCTTTCAATCGGGATTGCTTGTCACGATTTAGGTTTTGATTTAACAGCTATTGAGTTGGATAAGGATTATTACGAGATGGCAAAGAAGAGATTGATTAACCATCAAAAACAATTAACACTATTCTAATAATGATTTACCATTTTAGCGCAAAATTTATAAATGATCCTTTCACTTATCACGGTGAGTTCAACACGATTTATGAGCCAGACAGGATAAATGATGCAGTCAAAGATAAGATATTAAGGCAGGCAAAAAATGAATTGCTCAACAGGATGAGGGGTGATTGGCAGAAAGAGGACAAAGATATAATAATGTATCAGGTATACACTCACAACCGACCGCTTGACAGGCAATTTTCGAATAGTGTTAATGAAGTGAGAGGGGGCGATGGGGGTGAGATAATTTTGTTTGAGTATAAGAAAAAGTAGTAATAATAAAATGAGCAACCTAAAATTATACAACTACCAACAGCGAATAGTAGAATTTTGTAAAACAACAGACAAAATAATCCTAAGCGTTGGCTGCGGGTTAGGAAAATCAGCCTCCATACTTCATTATATCAATGAGGCAAAACCGAAATCATGCATCATTATTGCACCTAAGTTTGTAGCAAATCATGTGTGGAAGCAGGAATGTATCAAGTGGAATTTGCACGATTTGCATGATAAGCTGGTGATTTGTTGGCACTACAACAAGAAGAAGCGGTTAGAGATTATCCGTGAAGCGTATGACAATAACAAGTACCTTGTCGTCACACGGGATAATGTAGGTGATATTTCGGATATGAAACTGGAATTTGATTTGCTGGTAATGGATGAGCTTACGTCTTATAAGAATCATGAATCCGGAAGGAGCTGTTCCGTTTACAAGATCAACGCAAAACAGAGAATAGGGTTGACAGGTACATTTATTACCAATTCAGCGATCGATATTTACGGTCAATTGGTGGCGGTCGGGTTTGGTAATAATGCACCACAAAAGGATATTAACAGAGGGTTTTATAGATGGAGGGCAACGCATTTCAGGGATGTTTTGGCGGGTGCCGGGTTGAAATTTCAAAAGTGGCAAAATACCACGCCACTTAAAGACCTTATCGAGCCGTATAAGAAGCATATATTTACCCTTGACAGTTCCGACTGGTTAGAAGTTCCAGAGGTCTCCTATATTCCTCATGTGGTGGAATTGTCGGATCCTGAAATGAACGAATATTTAAGACTTAATACGATGTTGTCAGTGCAGTTAAATGATGAGGTTATTGCGTTCAGTGAGAACCAAAAGTTTGCAAAGCTTCAAACACTTTGCAATGGCTTTGTGTATGTGGATGACGTTAAGACGGGATTACGAGAGGTTAAGCGAGGCGAGCACTCAACAAAGTTAGATGAAGTAGTTGAATTTGTTGCAAGGGCGGTATCGGAGGGTGAGCAGGTGCTACTATTTTATGCTTTTGTCGAAGAGCGTGAATGGATTTTAGAGAAGTTGAAGAAGGAGCATATAAAGTTTGCTACAGGCAAAGATAAAAAATTTTTAGAAAAGTGGAACAATTTAGATATTGACGTATTAATGCTGCAACCAATGTCGGCTTCACATGGGCTCAATTTGCATGAAAATAATGCACGTATAATGGTATGGTCTTCTATTCCTTATGATGTAGAGCAATGGATGCAAGCAAATGCAAGGTTAATAAGAACAAATCAAAAAAGGGCAGTTCAAATACACAGCTTTATAGGTAAAAGTACACTAGAAGAAGCAAAGTATAAAAGTTTAAATAAAAAACAAGAATTATTGCAAGAATTCATTGATATTACGAAATAATTTTGTATATTTGTACTACAATTCTCGTCCGACAATAGAGAATAAACTTATTAAAATCCCTCTTTTCTTTGAAGCACCCGTCGGACGGTGTGGATTTGATTAGAGGGTATTTTTATTTATTATGAGTACAAAAGAAATTTGGAAAGACATTGCTGGATTTGAAAATTATTATCAGGTTAGCAATTTCGGAAGAGTAAAAAGAAAAAAACATTTTATTGAATGTGAAAATGGGAATAAAAGATTTTTTAAGGAAAAGATTTTATTTTATAAAAAAAATGAAAAGGGATATATACGAGTTCATTTAAGAAGCAAGTTAAAGGATTCTATGTATGCAGTCCATAGGATTGTGGCAGAAGCTTTTATACCAAATCCAGATAGAAAAGAAACTGTAAATCATAAGGATTTTAATAAAGAAAATAATTATGTTGAAAACTTAGAATGGATGACTATTTCTGAAAATATAAAACATGCAGTTGTAAATTCACGCTATAAATCAGCAAATTTAAAAAAAAGACATAGAACAAAAAACAATACTTCAAGTATATATAACGGAGTTTCATTTGATAATTCACAAATAAAGAAATGGAGAGCGAGAATTTATTTTAATAAAAAATCTATTCACATTGGAAGATTTAATTCTGAAATAGAGGCTGCAAAAGCATATGATAGCTTTGTTAAAGAAAATATTCCTTATAAAGTACCTTTAAATTTCGAGTAGTATTTAACAAAATAGGTACATTCTTTTAATATCTTTTAACACAATTAATTGGTATTTTATTTTGGTATATCGAAAATGTTCTGTATCTTTGTAGTGTTCAGTTAGAGTAATAGTAATAATCAAATAAAAAATAACAAGTTATGAAGACAATGCAAGAAAGAATCGAAGCAGCAATCAAGTTGGCAAACGAATTGGCACAGAGCGAAGGACTGCAGACAGTCGGATATCAGGAGTACTGGTACAGATTTTCCGCGGCAGCTTGGGGAAAGAAGGATGAAGAAGTGAGCAGGTTATACCTCAACCTGAAGTACGGACGCAGCAACAAGTGGTCAAGGGGGACAAGCTTATATATCGATCTCAATAATTTCAGCGTAAACGAAGGCCGTGGCGGGTATTGCAACGCTGATGAGCGCGGTCGTATGGAATCAATTGCAAAGCAGGTTGCAGACTACCTTACAGAATCAGCAGAGGTATAATTTCAACATGGCACGACCTAAGCAAGTCGCAAAACTGCTTAAAAATTTAAATATTAATAATCTAAAAAAAACAGAATTATGGAAGCAAAAACAGAAAAAATCAAAAAAAACAGAATTATGGAAGCAAAAACAGAAAAAATCAAAGTGACAGTTAACACCGAAGAGGTCAAGGAATTGGAAATTAGTTTTCCTTATTATGTAAAGGATGGTGGTTTATACTGTAAATTCTTCAACAGAAGCGTAGCTATGTGGGTGTCTGAATATGTGTTTAAGAGCGCCATTGAATATTCAAACGGAGCCGTACCGGAAAGTTGGTTAACATTTGATCCAATCACCGAAGAGGACTTTAACGAAAAATTTAATGAAGTAATGACCGCTTTAATAGAGAAAAAAAATGAAAAGACTATTTAACGGATTAGGCAAAAAAGGCAGAGCGATGATGGTGCTCTGCCTTATCTGCGGAGGATATATTTTAGCGATGGTGGTATTGGGATTGATTTATTAAAAATTAAAAAAAAGTAAATATTATGAAGTTAAAAGGAGATTGTAGTATAGATGAATCAGGGCGTTACACCGTTATATTTGAGGATAAGAACGGCGAAGAGGTGGAGTTTGAGATATGGATTGACAAGGAGTATCATTACGAAGAGACAGGGAGGTTTCTTACAGATGTAAATGTACATGCAAAATGCTTAAGCCCTGGATTTTCGATTGATGAGGAAGTGTATATGGAAATGGCGGTTGAGGAGTATGTAGCAAATAGTTTTAATTTATAATTTACAATGACAAAAAGGACAAAAACAGGGAAGAAGCGAAAAGCAGATCTAAGGAAAAATGAAGATAAAATTGATACTTCTATGGGCAAGTATTATTTAGAAAATAAGTTAGTTAAAAAATTAAATATAAAAGGGGAGGCATTATGAGATTCAGAAACACACGTACATCAACGATTAATGCGAAAGTGCCGTCTTTCGACGAGATTTGCAAAAAGGCGGGATTTGGCGACCTTAAGCAGGATAACAGGGCGGGGCAGAACCCGATTAAAAGGATGGCAATTTGGCATTACATGCATGACATGGGGATTAGATTGACAGATATTGGCAGGCAGTCAAACCGCTCACATGCGACCGTCTGGAGCGGTATCAGGAGGTTTAAAGATTATCTGTCGTATGGCGACAAGGTTAGCTTGGCACTAAGGGATAAGATTAATGAAGTTTTGTCGGAGAACGGATGAAAAATTATAAATTATGACTAAAAAACACACCAAATCAGAGTTAACATTAGAGCAAGAGTGCTGTAATGTTGCACGTCAAAAAAAATTAGTGGTGTTAGAATCTCCTTACGCAGGGGATGTCGAGTTCAACCTGACCTATGCACGAAAATGCTTATTGGATTCGTTGAGACGTGGAGAATCACCCATTGCAAGCCATTTGCTTTATACGCAGGTGTTGAACGACCTTAACCCTGACGAACGTAAGCAAGGAATAGGAGCTGGCTTAGATTGGCTTAAGGTAGCCGAAAAGCAAGTGTTTTATACGGACTTAGGATGGAGCGAGGGGATGAAGAAGGCAAAGAGGGCGGGAGAAGAGATAGGAATTGAGATTGAGGAACGAAAGATATTTGAATGAAATGAAGAAATGGTTAATGACTGAATAACTGAATAACTATGACTAAAAAACACGCAAAATCAGAGTTAATCCTCGAACAGGAATGCTGCAATATCGCACGTCAAAAAGGGTTGGTTGCGGTCAAATTAGAGAAAAATAAGCATAAGGGAATACCCGACTACATGTTCATTCAGGAGGGCGGTAAATGTTTATTTGTCGAATTCAAGCGACCAGATGGCAAGGGTGTTGCATCGGAGGAGCAACGGTTTTGGGCGAAATTCTTGGGCTATTCTCATAGGTTTATTGATGATGCAGAGGCGTTTGAGTGGATAATTGAGCGGTATTTCGAGTGAAATATCATAAGTATTTAATTTAAAAGGTCGGTTTTTTAGCGAAAATCGACCTTTTTTTTGTGTAGTATCATGGGATATTATGGGCAATGTTTGATTTTTCCCGCACTTTCGCTCAATTTTCCCGCACTTTTACTCAACTTTTACTCAATTTTTACCCGTTTTTTCGCTGTTTTTACCCGTTTTTTCGCCATTTTTGCCACTTTTTCGGTCACTTTTCTCCACTTTTTCATCGTTTTTAAAGACTTTTTAACCAAAAACGGTCTTTTTCGAGGATTGGTTTTACAAAAGTTAACATGAATTTAACTTCCATTATATAAATAGGTACGGTTTTTAATATCCATTAACTACGGTTTTTCGGTGTTTTTGAGGGTAAAAATAATTTTTTCGAGGTTGTTTGCGTCAGGGTTTGTGTTAGTTGGTTTTGTTTTGTGTCAGGGTAATTTGGTGTGTATCATGGTGTTGTATCAGGTTTGTAAAGTGTTGCTTCATGGAATTAATCGAGGAAATGAATAAAGTTAATTATAAAGTATAAAATAAAATAATAGTTAAAAATCACTCGTAACTACTTAATAATCACTATATTACTATATATATTATTATTATTATTAAAATATTATATATAACTATATATATACAATAGGGCTTTCCCTATATAGTTTTATGAAATAAAATAAAATAATAATTGGTATATCTTTTCGCTCGTAACAATCTAAAGAATAACCAGTTAACCGAATTATTTTTATTTTTAGAAAATAATTTTTTACCCAAATAAAATATTCTTGATACTCGCAAAACTCTGAAACCGTTTGCTATACTATATTACAGCACATACAGACAAAAAAACTGAATTTATAATTTGGGAATAGTTGAAAAATTGTTGAAAAATAATCCCTATTTGTTTGGTTTATTAACTTAAAAACATTATGTTTGGCGCATGAAAAAGACGGATGAACAACGACATATGGAGGAAATGGCAAAACTGACCGATAAGCAGGAGAAGTTTTGCTACGAATATGTGTTGCATCTTAACGCTTCTAAGGCTGCAATAAATGCTGGATATAGCGAATCATCTTCAAGACAAATGGGCAGTTATTTATTGACAATTCCTAACATCCAGGAACGTATCAGGTACATGCAAGACAACCTTGCGGAGACGGCTCAACTGTCGGCTTTAAGGGTGCTAAAAGAACATGAAAAGATAGCTTACTCCTCTATTGCTCACATGCACCAAACATGGGTGGAGCGCCAAGATTTTGAGGAATTGACAGACGATCAGAAGGCTTGTATAAAATCAATATCAACAAAAATTTTAAAGAAAAATATAGGAACAAGAGAAGACCCTGAAATAGTTGACGTTGAGTATGTTAGAATCGAGTTATATGATAAGCAAAAGTCTTTAGATGCTATTAATCAAATGCTCGGTTACAATGCCCCGACTAAAAGCGAATATTCAGGTGACGCAATAAATATTAATTTTATCAATCACTCTAAAAGTCAATAGCTTATGGATGTAGACATAAAAACAGGCACGATATTTTACAAGACGCAACAAGCCTTTGACGATGGTAATAAAATCATTGTTCACAGGGGCGGGACTGGTTCAGGGAAGACTTATGATATTGTTCTGTTTTTATTTTCCATAGCACTAAGATTTAAGGATTTAATTATAACCATCGTTTCAGAATCCAAACCACACCTTGACATTGGGGCAATAAGGATTTTATCAAATGTTTGTAAGCCTTTAGGATTGTGGGGGAAAACAAGTTGGAACATATCAACATCGAGATGGACGGCACCAAGTGGCTCAATTATCGAGTTTTTCTCGGCTGATAGGATTGACAAGGCTTTAGGTGCAAGGCGTGATTACTTGTTTGGTAATGAGGTTAACTCTTTAAAAAAGGATGTATGGGATGAGCTGGCAAGGCGTTCAGAGAATGTTATTGCCGACTTTAATCCTACCGCTCAATTCTGGATGGAAAACTGGCTATCAAACTATGACAAGACGGTTGTAATAAAATCAAACTATACTGACAATCCTTTCCTTCCTGAAACGGAGCGCAACAGGATAGAGATGCGTGTTTCAAGGGATGAGAATTTCAAGCGGATACACTTTGATTGTGAGTATGGAGTAACGGAGGGAATTATATTTTCTAACTGGTATCAGATAGATAAGATACCTGAAGCACTGGAAGAAAAAGCTATTTATGGGCTTGACTTTGGGTTTACGAATGACCCTACCGCTTTGATTAAAACAATTGAGACTGCTGATGCTTTTTATTTTGATGAATTAATTTATCAGACAGGAATGCTCAACTCTGATATTATTAGGAGGTTCGATAGTTTAGGATTAAAGAAAAATTACGATGAGATCATAGCCGACAGTGCAGAGCCTAAGAGCATACAGGAGTTATGCAATGCCGGGTATAATGTTAAGAAAGCAGTGAAAGGACCCGACAGCATCATTAAAGGGCTTGACACTCTTTTAAGCAAACCTATTTATGTTACTAAAAGAAGCGTTAATTTGATTAAGGAGTTGAGGGCGTATAGCTGGGCGTTGAACAAGGATGGCAACCCGACCAATAAGCCCATTGATGCCTACAATCATTGTTTTGTTGGGGAAACAATGATAACCACCGATAACGGTGAAAAAAGAATTGATAAAATAAGAGTAGG